TATGGGTCACTCCACGAGCGTTACACTGGATCCCTGTTATTCTGTTTCACAGTTGTAGGAAATCCACTGTTCTCAGGATCAGTTGGAATTGCATGGGTGCCCAAGCGTATCCCTACATCAACCTATCCTGTAAGTGAACTCCAGAAGTATGCCTACTCAGCGAAAGGAGTAACTATGCCTTGGAATGTCATTCACCAGCTTCATGACGCGCGACAAGACAAGTTCTATCGCACTCTCGATGAAGATGACCACTTAGATCACAGACCTCACCTTGTACTATTCCTACTGATGTCCCTTCAAAATCCACTCCAACCTGGAGTAATCACACGAGTCAGGATTGCCTCTATGCTTGCAAACGCAACCCACAGCAATCCATTCCGCTTCATGAACCCAGTGTTTACGAATCCAAAACTTAGGGTTGAAGCGGCTTCAGTACGTGACAATTTCGAAACCCAATTTGATGATTTCTTACCAGAAGGTTTGAACCGTAAAATCTGGTTCTACCTTGACGGTTTCAAAGCACCTGCCAACCTGAACACCAAGGGCAGACCTGCGTTCACGTACGACGTACCCACAACAACCGCTGCTGGAACCAGAGTGTCACTGTCTGGTGCGCTGTCAATTCCGCAAGGACCCACAACATGCTTGCGCTACGAGGGAGTGAAAGGTGATTCACTGATGACTCAGTGGTCTGACTACCTACTTCCTTACACAGACGAGACTAAAATCTTCATGAACTTCCAATTTATTCACGACCTTGCACCCAACAGGTTTGCAAAGTGGATGGAGGAAAATGCCAAATTCGGTGGGTTTATCCCCACTTCACGGGTTTTCATTCCAAGTGAATGGGAGAGAATGAAGACATACGTCATTCCCGACTCTGACATCCTGACTCACTCGCTGACCTATAATGACACCCAAATCGTAGTGTCGTCTTGGGCTTACAGTTCAAGCACCACGCTGCAACGGAACCTAATGGGCTGGAGGAAGTGGATCACATCCGAAGGAACTATTGTCTGCTTTGGAATGACAACTGGAATTGTAAAAGGACCAGGTAAACACCCTGAAATTGTAGAAGCTTATAGCTCATTCACAACAATTGATGGTGTGTCCCAGCAGTACCCAATCCTTCAAATAGAAACCGCTGGTGGTTATACCTCCACAGCGCTGCCAGAATTGCCCACCAACTACCGCCTACTTAGAATCACTGATATACCACCAACAAGTGTGGTCATTGAAGGTTTCCGAAA